GTACAGCATCTAACCCGTCTTCGTAGGGGACTCGCACTCCGGTATTCTGGATAGCGGTGCCCGTGTTCGGCAGCCCAAGAATCTCCGCCTTCGTCTGGATGCACCATTGGTCGGTCAGTAGTGTGGATGCCATATTTAACTCAGCTTGAGTTGGCAATTCCTTGGCGTGCGGTTCGTGGGACGATTCATCTAATCCCTCTTCTGCACGACGGGGATTGACTCCAGGTCCAGGCTCCTTACCCACCGGTACACCGCGTCCTGGCTTACCACCCTTGAGGCTTGGTTGGTGGCTTCGCGTATCGCCGCTTCCTTGGCCTTTTAGCTGCGGTTTGGCCCCCTTCGCTTTCTCGTCTTCGGGGTCAAGATTGGCGTGCATAGCCATCGTAGCCGTGGACATCGCGCCACATCGCCAAAGGATTTCGTCAGCTTGCGTTGTTGTTAATCTCTCGCGGGCGATGACGCCAGGGGGAGTAATTTCGATTTGAATGGTTTCGAGAATATCTTCTGGCAGGCGGTCGTTTTCTGCGGCTACCAGCAACGCGCGTTCATAGACTTCGCCATCATCTTCGATAAGGTCTTGCTGAATACGACCGATTGCCCTATCCATCGGTCCTTCTTTGACAAGCGAGTTTGAGAACGCTGAACTGCTATCTCCAGAAAGGGTGAAATCCGCAAGCCCCACTGCGGCTGCGATGCTTTGCAAGTCCGCCTTCAATGAGTGAACAATCTTATCTGTTTCAATTCTTTGAGCGGGCATCTCGTAGCTACGCTGGTCGTTCGTGTCGATGATTCCGCCATAAGGAATTGAAAATGCGTTCCTAACAAGCCCACCCTTCGCGGCTTGCCCAGAACGGTTCTTCAACAGCAGCGGTTGAATCTGCCCAAGCGTAGCGTTCACCTGCTTGCGAATCAGCGCGATACGAGCGCGGATGTCTACCAGCTTGCCCATACTCTTGAGCGTGCTCATCGCCTGCGTCAGCGTATCCTGTAACCCGTAGGTCGTCGGCAATCCGCGAGGGCTACTCAAGTCCACGTTCGCCTTGCGGTGCTGAATCTCGCTTGCAGGAATCATCTCTCGCCACAGGCGGTCCATGTCCGCGTTCATGGTCCCGTCGTACATGGCGTGCTTGATGTAGTAGCCGAGCGGTCGTGAGTAGCGATTGCCGCCGTACTGGACGCCAAACCAAGTGTTCGTCTGCGGTCCCATGCCAGGTGGGTCTTGCACTAACAGTGGTTCGATGAAGTCCACCGCCAGTACGGTCTGTTCCTCGCCGTGCCAGTCGATGGTGTCCGTGCCGTACTGCAAAAAGAACTCACCGTCTCGGTCCAACCGCGTCAGCTTCTCGCCCTGTAGCGTTCGGTAGTGATTCGCTTTGGTGAACTTCTCAATCTCGTCTTGCACTTTCCACTGCAAGTCGTCAGGCACCTTCTTGCCTTTGCGCCGAGGCAGAATCGAGATAACGTGCCCGGTCCCCACGGCGTAAGAAATCTTGTTCTCTCGGACTGCCATCCAGTAGGGATTTGAGATACAGAACGCACGAGAACGCGCTCGTAGCATCCGGTAGTGTCCCTCACTGATATAGGCAGCAGCCGTAGAGGACGGACGCTGGAGGCATTGCGAGTACGACACGCCAGGAGGAAAGACGAATCCCATCGCGGTCACGCCGTCCTCGGAATCGAAGTTGACGGAACTCGCGTAGTCCGCCCAATTCACAAGGTCGGTAGCAGCCTCGTCGATATGCCGTAGTTGGGCGCAAACACTGGCAAGACGAACTTCTTCTTCGGTATATTGCATTCTTGCAATCCTTGTCCTGCGGACTATTTGTGGTCAGTCAATTTCTTGCCCAAATGCACCGCCCTCAACGGCGATGCGTACAGCCATCTCAAGCGCGTCAATGCCATCATCATGCGCGGAATGAGGGAACGACTCAGCTTGGTGGACCAGTATTCTAGTGCTTTCGTTGTTGCGAAAACGAAACTTGTTCGTCACAATGAATCGTGTCAATCGTCGAATGCGCACTTCCTTTGGGACTCCATTCGTTGGCACGAGAGCGAGGTTGATTGGTATGTCCTCAATCTCTGCCCTCTGCGCTAAGTCGTCCACCAACACATTGCCGCCAAATTCAGCTTCAATTCCAAAACAGTCTGGTTGAAACGACTTCTGGATTTCCATAGCAGTGGCGGCCATTACGGATGAATTGCGGGTATTGTCCAAGTCCGCATCCACCCAAATCTTTCCGCCAGAAACCATGATTTTAACGAACGCCGAGTAATCACCGCTCTTTCCGCCGACGCCTTTTGAGCTATCGAGCGCCGCAATGCGAATGGCGTTAGAATCACTAGGCCAGTTGTCAAACCAGATGTTGGCTCCATTGAAGTGCTCCGGTCCCCACTCTGCACCTTCAACAACGACGAACTCGCCTTCGAGTTCTTGCTGTGCCCGAAGCATCCCGGCTTCTGACTTTCCGTAGCGTAGGAGCAGGTTTTCATAGAACTTTGGCTCAACGAACGGATTGTCCCGCGTAGAGCAGTGAAACAACCGAACGTTGTCGTCCGACTTATCGCCAAAAACCTGATAGGTCCAATGGTCTTTTCCACACGGCGTGAACGTTCCCGTCAACCAACCCTGCTTCCCACCCTCACGAAGACGCCCAATAAGGACGTTGAACGCTTCCTCTTTCATTTGCGAGCATTCGTCCATCCAGCAACCGCTGAGGCTCGGACCTCGCAACCGCCCTGGTTCGTCGCCAGACCGGAAGAGGATTTCGGCACCGTTGTTGAGGATGGCTTGGTTGTCGGTTCGCTTGTACTTCTTGTCGTCCCATAACCCAAAGTCCTCAGCCATCTTAATGAAGACTCGCTTAGTGGAGTCCTCAAGCATCCGGTATGTGGCGCTGATAATCATGTACAGGCACTTTGGACGACTCCGTTTCAGTAGGTCGTAAGCGCCACAATACGTGTTGTGCGTTGGTATGAACGCCTCTGAGCATAGATAAAGATGGCTTTTTGAGTTGACAGAAATACACCGAACCGGGACACTCGGGACTGGGGTAACGGATTTGATGTACCGATAATCACTACGCGCTTTACGCTTCACTTTGACGCGGATGGCTTTCCGGGGAATCCTAAACACCTGCCTGTCGGGAAAAAAATAAATGCGATACTTTGGACCGCAATCTTTTCCATACAGTGTCGCACGACCCTCTGAAAGTGTCGGTTTAAACCCAAGACCACGGAGTAATTCCAATACAGAGCGCGCGAGTTTTTCACTGGTGGACGTGAACTCGCAGTGACCGGCCTTATCAACGCATCCATCCGTATCCATAAGGCCATATAGCAAAAGTAATCGCTGTGATTCAGATGCCCTTTGATAAACGGATGGAATTGTCTTATTGACGCTACGCCTTCCAGTCAGCCCGAGTGCTCTAAGTTTGCAAAGCAACTTGTCTGGGTGACTGTAAAACCTTCCGGTTGCTTTGTCGCGCGGCATTGTTTCAAGTCCTGCGACATGAATCGCATATTGGCATGCTGTGCCACACGACTTGGAATCGAGTTTTTTTAGAGAAAACCCATCTTGCTCAATAAATTCCACAATCTCATAGTCATCGCATGTAATAATGGCACTTGTACTCGTTCCGTCCCCTAGCCATACGCCAAGTGTATACGGAGGAATTGGCAATGTTGCATCGCTACAGGCTATCGGGTCGCATACTTTTACGGCGTGGTTTGCCGCCTCTCGCACGCTCGTTGTCTGGTAAATCTCTTTCGTGGTGTGCGTTGGACTGTACGTCCGGGGGAGACACTGCCATCTGCGTGGGTCTCCCCCACCAACTCTCCGCCGTGCAGCCTTTCTCTCGCTAAACGTCACAGTGTTCCATAGATGGTCAGCATCGGCAACTACCTTTGTCCCGTCAGAGAACCTCAATTCGTAGCAATGATGGTCGTACATCACATCGGTTGCAAACACCACTTCACATTGATTCCCGTGCTCGTTAAAAACGATATCGCCAACTTGAATCTCTCCCATTGTTGTCCAACCGCTTGGCGTCGGAATGGGTGTGTCTAAAGCGAGCGCCTTTCCAGAACTGATGCCAGCTACGAAACCACGATAAATAGCTTCCGAAGACGTGAACTCTTTTTGCTTGGGGTGTAGAACGATAACCGATTCGCCAGACTTCTCTGTCGCATCATCCTCGGCACTGATAAACTTTGGCTTCCTGCCTCGCGCCATCCGTTGCTATCCGTTCTGTTCGTGCTTGCGAATCAAGTTCGTGAGAAACTCTGCCCGCATCATCTGCGCCCCGACAATCAGCCCAATGCCGAACCACATAGCACACAATCCGGCAATTTTAAGTGCCAGCATCGCATACCTCTTCGAGTGAATCGAATTGATGTGATTCGTACCCAACACGACTGCGAGTCTTCTCGGGCAGCCCGTCGCCTCTCAGGTGAAATCTGACGGTGCCGTATCCAACCGGCGATTCAGACACCTGAACAATCTCAATGTCTGTCTTGCAGCGCAAGAGTTCGGTGCGTGCTTCTAGGGTACTATCGAAAAAAGCTCGCTTCATTTTAGATAGCCCGCGATTCGCGCGGCCTGCACATCCTCGGGTGTTTTAACAATGACTTCGCTGATAACTAGCTTGCGATCTGTCTTGTCCACCTCAACTCGCGTCGGTTGACTCAGCCCCCAGAGTTTGTCGCGGCACTTGTAAATCTCTAGTAGCATCTTCTGATACGCAGGATTACCTGACTGACCAGTCCTAGTTGTCTTGGTTGTGACGTTACCGTCTTCGTCGGTCGTCTCGTGTACCGTCACCGCGTCTTCGCAACTTCGGTAGAACTGGTCCCAGCACACCTTGGCTTGCTCGTTTAGCTTCATGTCCTCGAATCGACG